TGAGTGGTTTATTCGCCATTGAATAAATCCTCTGGTGAAGTTTGTTTTTTTTCTTTTTTCTTCTTTTTACCAAATACAATTAATTCAATTATATTTGCTAACTTATCAACTAAACCAAAAAAACTATAAATAATTCTATCTATCATTCGTATGTTTTATCCTCATCTCTTTGTTTTTCTTCCATTTCATAAAACATATTATCACTATCTTCTGTAACAAGTCCACTATCTTCCGCGTCCCAAATTGTAGTTTGTACTTTATAGTCAGGCCAACTGTTATCAGTAGTGTAGCTATTAACATGCCACAAAATACGATTATTAGGCTGAGCTGCATAATTGCCGTTATCAAGAGCCAATATATGCGCACACTTATGTTCTTGAGGTATTTCAGAATGTTCTGTGTTAAGAATATTATTTTCTGGGTGAGCCCAATCGATAGTGAAAAGATATTGTCCATGATAAAATTTCTTATCGAGTCCTAAAAATTTACCTTTTAAACCATCCAACCAATCAAAGCAATGAACACTAGGATAATAGCTGAAACAGTTCCACAACTCCAATTCGTGCGTCTGCATATTCGGCACATTGGCTCTATCAAATCTTTTTTGGAAAAACGCTGATATAGGCAAACGCCAAAAGCACGCCCCATTTGGTAACATGATGTTGAAAAGGATTGCACGACCGGTAATGCTTGTGATACCGAAGATAACACATTCAAGACTTTCGTTTTTATATTTTGGATCGAGATCATATAGATATTCCTTTCTGACCTTGCAATAAGTAACTGGTATATTTGCATTCAAATAAGCCACTTAACATTTCCATCTTCTTCTCGCTTGTCTTATTCTAGAGTTAGGATCATTTCTTGTTTTTGCCGAAGCTCTTTTCAATTGTCCTAATGATCTCGCACAATAAGATTTTCTTCTTTTCGCAGCAGTAGAACCAGGCTTAACTTTTCCAGTTACTGCAGTTTTTAATTTTGAACCTGGGTTTAGTCTTCGATATGCTTTGACGCCCGCTGCTGTCATACCAGCACCAGATTTAGTTGGTCTGTAATTTTTTTTATTACGAGGTGGCATACCTCCCTTAGAAAGCATTACTGCTCTTCCTGTACCTTTGGTTTGTATGCCAACTCTATTCATTACGGTGTTGTCAACGTTTTACCAGAATACTTATCTGTAAGTAAAGTATATCCAGCAACGTGTGTTTTAGTTTTACAAAAAATTCCTTTTGGAAATAAAATTCCATCTTCAGGAAAATTAAAGTTAACCACATCTCCGGTAGGGACATCTGCTAAAAACAAAGTGTCTCCAGTATTTGAAGTTGTCGTTAGTTCTAAAACACCAGCACCCCCACCACTAGAAGCAATAATGATACCCCTTAATCTTACAGGTGGCGCAATTATTGCACTTGAACCTGCCGCAGCAGTAGATCTAGTAGCTTGTATATCGCACTTGAACGCCATGTTTTACTCCTAACTATTAACCGTATATTTTATAAGCAATAATCCAAGTAAATAATCCTTGATCAGATGCAGTTGTAGTATTTGTGATCTGTAAGAATATATCTCTAGTTGAATTAATTGAAGTGTTTACTCTTGGAGAAACAGCTGGAGCAGCATCGCTTCCAGTAGTGTCTAAAAGAGTTGTAGAGTAATGAGCTCCTTCTGCAACAGTTGTTCCGCCATCTAGAATTTGATCCGTAGCAGCAGCAACTAATTGAGCTCCACCCGTAGCAGTTCCAACTTTGAAACCAATGTCACCAGAAGCAACAGTTGGTGAAGATGTACATACAAGTTGAATACTTGTAATAATTGATCTTGCTGGTTGAGCATAAGTAACTTCATTTGTTCCTGCAGTTGCATTAACTTTAGCAGTCGCAACGATGTCTTGACCTTGAAGTTTCGTACCTACGTAATCACCTGATGAATTTATTTCAAAATTATTTGTGAATACGCCTGTAGTTGCATTTTTTGTTGCACCAATAAAACCGTTTTCCGATCGTACTGGTCCATTGAACGTAGTATTTGCCATAATTATATCCTCCTAGTTTAATGATCACAGTCTCTAGGCCGTCGACTATACGCGTCTATGATCTTTAATAATTGTATAGTGTTTTGAATATATATAAAAAAAGGGGCGAAGTAAATACTCCGCCCCTTAATATCTATTTAGTTTCTACGAATTACGCAGCGCCTGGTGAACCAAAGATTCCTCTAGGGTCAGAAAATCCGAAGCTGTATCTTTCTCTAGCTTTGAATCTCATGTTTCCAGTATCGAAATCACCTTCCATTGCAGTTCTTAATGGAGCTCTTTCGAAGTGCTTTAATCCATTAGGTGCATCTGTAAGAATGAAGAACGCATCAGTGTCCAATAAGAAATGATTTACTCTGTATCCTTCAGGTACCATTCCCATATTGTTAATAGCATTGATGTCGTTATCTGCAGTTCCTACTCTTAAAGGTGACTTTAAGATTCTCTCAGCAGTAAATTGTAATTCTTTTGGAATTATCATTTTTCTACCTTGAGTTGCTATTCTTAAACCTCTTTCATCAACAAAAGCAGCAATGTCAATTAATGACTGCTCTAATGATGTTTCGTTTAAGTCTGCAGCAGTTGCTAACTCGTTTGCAAAAGTTCCACCACTTACTAATGGGTGGTTATTAGCACAAAGTGCTACACCATCTCCACCGTTTGCAGTGTCAAATGCATTATTCAAGACAGCAGCAGCTTTCACTTGTTTAGTGTTAGCCATTGATCTTGCTAATGCTCTTGTGTAACGAGCAGCTAATCTGTCGTACAGGTTATCTTCGATAGCTTCTTCAGTGATTGCAAATGCTAAAGCAATAGTTTCGTGCGTATATCTCGCAGTGAAACTTTCTTTTGCATCGTCAAACTCTACAGCCGCACCTTCAGTTTTTGTTGGTGCACCTGCGAAGCCAGCTAACATTACTTCTTCTTCAAAAGCTCTGTCAGAAGACTCTGTAGTAAAGATTTCTGCATGTTCATTTTCGTATCTATCATACTCCAAGCCGAATAAGGCATTCAAACCTGGTTCTAGTTCTTTAACTAGCTGTGCTCTACTTATCGCCATGTTCTATCTCCTTATTACGCCGTTAACCCAACTACTCCACCTTTGTATTGGTGAGCGTTGATTCTAACGAGTACGTTTACGTTTGATGTTGTTTGATCACTGTTCTCAGGGTCTTGAGAAATATCAATAGCTTGTAAAACAAATGTAGACGAAGAGTCTGCAGTTGATTCATCTAAAGCTTCTCTAGATTGTCCTGATTGAGTGCTTCCAGCTGTTGCAACGATCGAATAGTTTGCAAATAGATGGGTGTTTGCAAAACTTCCATCTGATTTGATTTCGTAAACTACATTCGGATCGTCAATAACATTCGCAATTATATCGTTAGCACTTACTGTGCCTGGATAGTAATTTTTGAATGTAGGCTTTTGAGTGTCTGGATCTGTATAGAAGACACCATTAAAAACTCCAACAACAGGGTTATCAGTTGCGCCAGCTCTTTCGATTGTGCCGTTAGTCACTGCCTTAACTAAGTCCCCTTGGAATATTGCAGTACCGTAGTTCTTCAATATTCTGTATCTGTTTTGTGAGTTATTAAACGGTGTTCCACCTAACATTCTCGCAGGTCTCAAGCCAAAGTTACCACTTTGATTAGCCATGGTTGTTACTCCTTAGTTTGTTAGTTTATGTTTAATAACCCCTTGGTAGTTACTAAAAAATTATTTTTTAGTTCCACTTCCGAAGGTTACTCGAGATTGCCTTTCAATATTGATCGGCATCTCTGGTCGTTGTTCCTTCATTAAATCATTGTCTACCGCGTCCATTTGGCCTTTAGTCTTCATATTGAAGTATTCTTTTCGCGATACAACGATTTCTTCCGGTATCCTAGCCAACAATAGGCCTCCAACCCCAACTACGCCTTCGTGTTTGCCGCTACTGATGACTGGGTAATCATTAGGTCCAATTTGTTTTTCTAACTCATCGGCTCTAACAAGCTCCCAACCCTCTCTGAGTTTCTTAGACATGTTTCCAGTGTCTTCGTAACCCTGCGTGCTTTCTCTCAACCATCTATGGCAAAAACCATTTGGTGGCGGAGGCGCATCTAGACTTGATGGTGGAGTCCAGGGCTTCTTTCTAATATCTTTAGATTTCAGCTCTGACTCGCGCGAAACTTTTTTTATTTTATCCATAATTTTCTCCTTTACTTCACGTATTTCGCGTATTCTTCAGGTGGCACCCCTAATCTTTTAGAAATTACCAACTGTGATTTGGTGAGTTTCACAGTCCTGCGTCCGTTTTGGTTTCTAACAGCAGGTGCAACAGTTTGGACGGGTTTCTTTTGCTCCTGTTTTACATCCTCAGTAGGCTTAGCCTCTTGAGGATCAGAAAATCGACTAGGAAAGTATTCTCTAATTCGATTATCTAATTCATTATAATACTGATCGCTGTCTCCTGCAATACCCTCAGCTTTAATTTGTTTATCTATTTCAAAAGCAGCAGAGGTCATTACTTGGTCTTGTAAAAACCATTCTTTGTTCTTCTCAGCCCATTCTCTAGACTTTGGAGATGCTTGAATATCAGGTTGTTGAGACACAGGCGCTTCCTTTTGTTTTTCAGCTTCCTGTTCTCTCATAAACTTAGTATTTGCTAATCTTTCTTTTTCAATATTAGCTGTTACAAGTTTTTGATTAGCTTTCGCTATTGCTGTAGCGTCCTGAGCTTCAATAGCTGATTGCAATTCTCTAGTTGCATCAGCCTCATCAGATTTAATTCTTGCTTCAAACTCTGTAAGATAGTTTTCTTCAAGTTTTGGAAATCTTTTCTGCATATCGTCCATTTGTTTTTGTAGACCTTTTGCATATTGCATCGCAGCTTTTTCTCTTCGCTGTGATTCTCTCCAGTTCTTAGTTAAATCATTAATTCTACCTTGAACTTTTTTTCCATAATCTTGAAGATTTTCTTTTTCTTCAGGTTTATCTTCTTTTGTTTCTTCCTTAGATTCAACAACTTCAATTTTATCATCTTTGTGTTCATTGACAGCTGTGCCTTCAGGAATCACTTCATCATTTGGTAATACAAGTTTCTTTTCTGGTTCTTTTACCTCGTAAGAAACTTCTTTAGCCTCAACACCATCAGTATCTAATTCTACTTCTTGTTGTGAGGGTTTAAGTTGTTCTTGTGACATAGTTAGCTCCTAGTATGCGTGCAGTATATCCTCTGGATTACTGATTGTTGCGATGATTTCATCATCGTTTAAAATACGCACTTCACCACCTTCAATTTTAAAACGGCTTCCTGCGTATCTTCCGAAAATTATCCAATCACCTTCTTTACACCATGGTTTCCCGTGAAATTTTTCATCTTCTTTGTAACAAAGATTTCCCATCTTCAAAACTAAACCACACACTGTAGTCATTTGAATTTTGTCTTGAGTTACATCAGATAAAACTAATCCACCTTTGGTTTTTTTAGGACCAGAGTAAGGTAAAACTAATAGTCTCCATCCAGTTGGTTGGGGTAATTTATCGATTGTTTTTTTGTCTATTGCTTCTGAATCTAAATAAAGTTTTTGAACTTCTTCTTTAGACTTATATGCATTTAGAAGACCATTATCAGCCTTCTGCGCCTTTGGCGTTATTATCGTCGTCATTATCGCTCCTGTTTCTTAACAAGTCCGTTAGGTCTTGTTGCAGATCTTTTAAAGACCTGATTTGTCCTGTAATATATTTATACTCTTCGAAGTTGTCAACTCCAATTATAACCTTTTCTGTATAACTCTCGATCTTGGGTTTGAGAATCTTTTGTTGAATATATTTGATTGTAGCGTAATCCACTATTTCTTTCCGTTACGGAAGATTTGTGTTCCCTTGATGCCATATATCGATGCCACGACCAAAATCCACAAATTTGTGAACCAGGAAGGTAGCTGCGAGAACATATCGAAGAATTGTTTTACCTTTTCCATAGCAGATGGATCATCGCTTATGACTGCCCAGGCAAGCACCAACACGGGCAAACTGAGAATTATCAAAACCGCCTCGTCTTTCCAGTCTGATTGACGGGCTTCTAATAATTTGCCTTGATAAGCTTCCTCACCTCGAGCTTGACGCTCTGCATGTAGCAATTGTGCGTCTGACATTGCCATCTTTGCTTTTTGTTTGTTAGCGTATATCTTACTACCTGTAGATAACGCTAATTTAATCGCTTGAAACCACATTAGAATATTCTAACCTTTCTATTTCTATCTTGCAATATTTTTCCTGCACCTCTTACTAAACCACCTTTTTTAAAATTAAATTCAAACATTTTTGGTTCAAATGTTTGTTTACCAATTGGCACGTTTGGTTTTGGAACATTTAATTTACATGGGGGTAAAGTTCCATCAGGACATCTAGGTAAATTACCTCCTCCATCTCCACCCCCTAATT